AAAAAGAAAAAATAACTTGATAACCACTGACGCCCTAGATCTATCCTTTAAAGAGATCATGGAGTTGGTAAATGCAAACAATGGATTCTACTATTCTAAAGACTCAAAAGAAAAGCTTAACCGATACACAGGAAAAGTTTCTAGACGCATTATTCGGGGAGGCTCAAGGCAACCCAAGAATAGCGGGAGAGCTGGCAGGTTACTCAGAACATTCATATCCTAAAGTTGTCCGTAACCTTAAAGACGAGATTGTTAAACGAGCAGAACATTATCTAGCCATAAATTCTGCGAAGGCTGTCACCAAGATGGTAAACATGTTAGACGAGGATGGAACGACTCCACACGCTAGTATCAGAATGGAAGCAGCAAAACAAGTATTAGATAGAGTTGGTATTGTAAAGAAAGACCAACTAGATATCAACATGAATCTTAAGCATGGTATGTTTATATTACCAGCTAAAGAAGAACCAGAAGAATCAATAGTAACACCAATACAGGAGTAGTCATGAAAGGATACAAACCAAAGCCTAAACCAACTTACTAATAACTTTATACAAAGTGATTAAAAGAAAAGCAAGAACTATCCCATTTGGATATAAGTTAGCAGAAGATACAGATTACATTGAACCAATAGAATCTGAACTAGAAGCATTAGAAGAAGCTAAGAATTTTTTAAAAACATGCTCATACCGAGAAGTGGCTATCTGGTTATCAGCGAAAACAAAAAGATACATTTCATATGTCGGACTTAGAAAACGAGTTACCAGAGATACAGCTTCCAAAGCCGAAGAAGAAAGTAAAAACAAAAGCCAAGCAGTCGGCTAAACAAGCGTTAGCCAGAACAAGAAAGAAAGTTGCACAAGCAGAACAAACTCTACGTTCAGCTAAGACACATGCAAAAAATGTCAAAGAGAAGTTGTTAACCATTGACAAAGTATTAGATGGTAAAGAACAACAACTCATAACCCAAGATGTAATAGACGATGTTCCAGAAAATATACAGGAGCATTTAGCTAATCAAAACATAATCTTTAAACCTAACAAAGGTCCACAAAGAGATTTTTTAGCTGCATCAGAAAGGGAAGTTTTTTACGGTGGTGCTAGAGGTGGTGGTAAATCATATGCCATGCTTATTGATCCTCTGAGATACTGTCATAAAGAAAATCACAGATGTCTGTTACTTCGTAGAACTATGCCAGAGTTAAGAGATTTGATTAATCATTCTCAACGATTATACTCAAGAGCATACCCAGGAGCAAAATGGAGAGAGCAAGAAAAAGAATGGAGATTCCCATCAGGAGCAAAAATAGAGTTTGGTTATGCAGAGAACATGACAGACGTATTACGTTACCAAGGGCAATCTTACACATGGATAGGAATAGACGAACTTCCACAATATCCTTCGCCAGATATTTATAATTTTCTAAGATCGTCACTTAGATCAGTTGATCCTACGATACCAGTATATATGCGGGCTACAGGTAACCCAGGTAATGTTGGATCACAGTGGGTTAAAGAGATGTTTGTGGATCCTATAGATCCCAATACAGCTTTTAACATAGAGATTTCTACACCCACAGGAACAAAGTATATAACAAGAAGATTTATACCAGCAAAGTTACAAGACAATCCGTACCTTATGCAAACTGATGATTACTACGCAATGCTATCATCATTACCAGAAGTACAGAGAAAACAATTTTTAAATGGAGACTGGGATGCATTCTCTAATGCAGCATTCTCTGAATTTGATAGAGAGATACATGTTGTTGAACCATTTGAAATACCTAAAGGCTGGCAGCGATTTCGTGCTGCGGATTGGGGCTATAGTTCTCCTGCCTGTTGTTTATGGTTTGCTATTGATTATGATAATAATCTATGGGTTTATCGAGAGTTGTATACCCAAAAGATTACTGCAGATATTTTCGCAAAGAAAGTCTTAGACCTAGAGAGCGGAGAATATATGCGTTACGGGGTCTTAGATGCTAGTACATGGGCAAAGAGAGGAGATGTGGGTCCAAGCATAGCAGAGACAATGATTCAAGCTGGATGCCGTTGGAGACCTTCTGACAGAACGGGAAGAAGTAGAATCAGTGGAAAGCTAGAGATTCACAAAAGATTAAAGATAGTAAACGAAAAAACTAAAGAACCAGGTATTCGTATATTTTCTAATTGTAGAAATTTGTTAAGAACATTTCCTACACTACCATTAGATGATAGTAACCCTGAAGATATTAATACACACGTAGAAGATCACGCATATGATGCACTAAGATACGGATGTATGAGTAGACCAATGCATACGAGTTACGCTAATAAATTATATAACAATAATAATAGAACGACTAACTTTATCCCCTCAGATAAAATATTTGGATATTAACAAAGGGGATACATGAAAAAAAAGAAGCTGCCTATTATAGATAAAAAGAATTTTCCTTATCAACTAGCAATGGTGTATTGGGAAGATATCGTTGGAGACGCTGGCTGGGCTGAGATACCAGATATTAAAAATTCAAGTACAGCAGTATGTTGTAGCTTTGGATGGATAGTAGTTCAAAACGATAAGAAGACTGTTGTCATGGCAGATTTTATATTTGAAGATAATGGCAAAGTAAAGACAGGCGGTGGGTATACCACTATCCCAACACAAAACGTTTTAGAAATTAAAAAGATAAAAACATAGGAACAACATGGAAATGAAATTTGACCCAAGAGCTAAAGTTAAGCAAGGTGATCTAAGTACAAGTCCTGAAGGCAAGCAACCGAATCAAGCACCTGGAGATTTATTAATATCTCCTGGCAAAGAGGATGTGCTAGCTAATACTGGAGATGGTAAATTTGGATATCATGAACCTAAGAAATTCAAAAGCCAATTAGATGCTAATCTGTTTACAATGGCAGATGAAAAGGATTACTAATGCCTAATTATAGTACTAAAGTTTACTCTAATCCAATGGAAGCTCGTAAAGCAGCAGATAATGAAGATAGAGCTAACTTAAGAGAAATTAGATCGGTACAAGATAAATCAAAAAAAATTAATAAACTTAAGAATCCTAAATTTTACGGATACTCAAACATAAAAAAATATTAAGGAGAATAACATGGATATAAATGTAAGATACAAACACGGTGAACTTTCTGCAGATGTGGCTAAAGTTAAGAATGAAAAACTAGCAATAGACCCAAACTCTAAAGTTCTACAAGGTGCAACTTCTGGCGACAGTAATGATAAGCCAGGTGCTAAAGAAAAAGTTGATGCATCTATTTTTAAAATGGCTGAAGAAAGAGACTACTAGTCATGGCACTTATGGACAGAACGGGAAGAGAGATTGCTAATGAGCATCCCAAGTATGCCACTATTAAGAAAGATGTAATTGAAAAAGTAAAAGTAGCAGATACATATCAAAGAGATATTGATGCAACTAGAATGAAAGGGTTCTCTAAATCTAATTTAGAAAATGCCCAAATGATAAGTGGTAATAATTCTTTAACACAAAAAGAATTAACACAATTAAAAACAGCACTTAGTAATAAAAAAACATCTACACTAGAGATAACAGGCAAATTCAAAAAGGATTAAATGGATAAAGACGAAAAAGATAATTACGATCCGTTTGTAGGATATGTACGTGAGAAGTTTAATGAAGCAGAAACATCTAGACTCCAAGATGAGAAGAGATGGCTATCTGCCTATAGAAACTATAGAGGATTGTACGGTCCTGAACAAGCTTTTCGTGATAGTGAGAAATCTAAAGTATTTGTTAAAGTAACAAAGACTAAAGTACTTGCTGCATTTGGTCAAATCATTGAAGTATTATTCTCAGCTGGTAAGTTTCCAATTGGAGTAACACCTACAGTGATGCCTGAAGGTACAGAAGAATACGCACACCTTAAACCAGGACAAGCTAAAGATCAACAAGGACAGGGAGCTAAACCAGAAAGCCCATATGGTTTTCCAGGTGATGGTGGTGGAATACCAAAAGGTGCTACAGCAGAATCTTTAATGAAAGATCTAGCACAAGAATTTACGAATTTAGGTTTTGAAGATGGTGATGCACCTGATTTAAAAACTATGCCACAGATAGAGCCTGCTTCAATGGCAGCAGCAAAGATGCAAAAAGTAATTCACGATCAGTTAGAAGATAGTGAAGCAATCTCAGTTATGAGACATGTATTTTTTGAGATGGCTTTATTAGGAACAGGAATTTTAAAAGGTCCTTTTACAAATGTAAAGACTCAGTATAAATTTTCTAGAGATGAAGAAACAGGAACATCAGCAATGATGGAAGTACAGAAAGACGTACCAGGAATTGAAGCAGTATCATGTTGGGATTTCTATCCAGATCCTAATGCAACTAGTATGAATGATGCTGAGTATGTTATTCAAAGACATTCTTTTAACAGACAACAATTTGCAGAACTAGCTAAGAAGCCTATGTTTAATGCAGAGAAGATTAGAGAATGTTTAGAGACTGGACCTAACTATCAAACAAGAGGATATGAATCTTCTTTATATGATAGAGAGAATGTTTCAACATTATATAAAAACAGATTTGAAGTATTAGAATATTGGGGAACTATAAGCAAACATCTAGCAGAAGAATTAGATTTTGATTACGATGATGAATTAGATGTCGTATCAGTCAATGTTTGGATATGTGGTGGTAAGGTTTTAAGAGTAGTAGAAAATCCTTTCTCACCAAAAAGAATACCTTATATGGTTTGTCCATATGAGTTAAACCCTTATCAATTCTTTGGTGTAGGTATACCAGAGAACATGCAAGATTCACAACAAGTTATGAATGGTCATGCAAGAATGGCAATTGATAACTTAGCACTATCAGGTAATTTAGTATTTGATGTTGATGAAACAATGTTAGTACCAGGTCAAGATATGAAAGTATTTCCTGGTAAAATTTTTAGAAGACAGAGTGGACAACCAGGTCAAGCAATACATGGTATTAAGTTTCCAAATACTGCTAATGAAAATTTAATGATGTTTGATAGATTTAGACAACTAGCAGATGAGTCAACAGGAATACCTTCTTACTCACATGGTACAACTGGTGTTCAATCAACTACAAGAACAGCAGCAGGTATGTCTATGTTAATGGGTGCTGCAGCATTAAGTATTAAGACAGTTATTAAAAATATTGATGACTATATATTAAAACCCCTAGGTAATTCAATGTTTCATTGGAACATGCAGTTTAACACTGAACGACCTGAGATACAAGGTGATCTAGATATCAAAGCACAAGGAACATCTTCTTTGATGCAGAAAGAAGTAAGATCACAAAGACTAATGACATTTATGCAAACAGCGTCTAACCCTTCGTTAGCACCATTTGTTAAATGGCATACATGTTTAAAAGAAGTAGCTAAGTCACTTGATATTGATCCAGATCAACTGGTCAATGATCCAGAGAAAGCAGCAATCTACGCACAAATAATGGGGATGGTAAATGGAAATCAAACGCCTACAGGCAATAGCGGACAACAAAGTCCAATGGGAAATATGGGAGGAGTACCTCCAGGAGCTTCGCCAACAGATCCAACAGGAAATGGAGGTGGCAACATCGGAACAGGTAATGTACCGATGCCAGGGGAAGCTGGTTTTGCTTCGCAAGATCCTCAGTCTAAAGGAAACAATTAAAAGGAATAAAGAAGAATAGTATGGCAAATACATTTGATACATCAAGAGTTGGCGGTGGTACTTACGAACTAGAACAAGACTCTAGTGGTAATTACAATTTAAAATCAGTAGGCTTTAAACAAGTAAATAAATTAAATTTACCTGATTTAAAATCTAGTGCTACTACAGATGTAGCTAAGACAACTAAAGATGCTACTGAAGCTACTATTAAAGCACAGACTACAGAAGTATTTACACCTACTAATACTTATGGTGGTGGAAGTGATGGGCAACAAGATACATCTACACCTATGCTTAAGAATGCAGAAGTAAATGAAGCTTCAGTTAGAAGTGCTGGTGACCCTATGACTAATATTGCATCACAGCAAACTAAGGATATAGCAGCTGGACAAACTAAAGCAAATCAAGCAGCACCACAAGAAAGTATTGGTGCTACAGATTCTATACAACCACAATATCAAGATGGAATTTTACGTGGTCAAACTGGTGTTAAATATAGTAAGCCACCTAGTATAAAATCAAGAGCTACATCAGCAGTACAAGATACTGTATCAGGTGTAGTAAACTCTGTTAAAAATAATAAAGCACTTAAAATGGCTGGTAGTGTGTTAGGTTTTGCAGCTAATCCAATTATGGGTGGTGTTAAAATGGTAGCAGGTATGTTGCCTAAAGAAACAGCTGTACAAAAAGTAAACAAAGGATACTTTAATACTAATGAAGGTAGCCAAAGAATATCTGGTAATGCTGCAACAGATTTATATGCAGGTATGAATAGAAATTCAGACTTTGGCAATTTAGAAAATGCTGGTAATAAAAGAATAGCTACTAGAGAAGCAACAATTTCAAGACGTGAAAAATCTGATAAACCTATGTCTGATAAATTTAAATCAGATACTGCAAATATGAAAACACAAGCTGCATCTTATAAACAAGCAAAACAAACTGCAACTGATACAAGCCCAGGAGCAACTGGTGGAGAAGGTGGAAGCAGTGGTTCAGATAGTGGTAGAGTTATATGCACAGATCTACACAGAACAGGAGAATTATCTACTAGAGATTGGGTAAGAGATACAAAATTTACATTCAAAACATTATCTAAAACACACGTTAAAGGTTACTTACTTTGGGCAGAACCAACTGTAAAACATATGCAAAAGTATCCTAGATATAGAAAGATGTGGAAACACATTGCACAACACAGAGCAAATGATATTGCATGGAGATTGAACGAAGGTAAGTTTGATTTACTTGGAAGAATATATGCAGGTATAGGTGAACCCGTATGTTGGGCATTAGGTAACTTTGTAAGTGATAAACAAATTAGTAAATATAATTTAACACATTGGAGAAGAGCATAATGGCAATAGGACCAGATGGTAAAGTAACAACAACAGGTTTGATGGACAAGTCAAGTACAATA